AGCTCTTAAAGCAGCTAAATCCGATGCTTCAATCTCACCATCTCCATCAACATCCAACTTATGTTGGTTACCTGTTAATTCTTCGTTCTTTTCACCTTTAGCGTTCCATGCTGCATCAATTTTGTTAAAGAACTCTTTCTTTTCCTCATCACTCATTGATGGGATAGATTTTCCCGCTTTCTCCAATGCCTTTTTGAAGAATGTTTGATACTCAGTTTCTTCTGCCATAATAGTTCTGAGTGTTGATTTGATAGTTTCTCTGGTAATATTCATAATTGCCAATCCTAATTTATAATTTGCTAATCTGCGTTACAATATTATTTAATCTTTCTCTAATTCTAAAAAGATTCTTTTGTGTTCTTTTCCAATATTGATTAGAATTCAAATCACCTTCTTTTTTAATTTTACCATACCATCTTAGGAATGTTTCAATTTCAGAAAGTTGCTTATTAACTTGAGAAATTCCTCTACCAATTTTTTGTTTTGGTGAGGATTCATCATTTTTTAATTCTAACCATCGGTTTTCATCAACCCTTTTGTAACCAGTTGCTTGATTTATTCTATCAATATATTTATTATCAGCTTCTTCATCTTCATCAGTTCCATCAGTATCCTTAAAAGCATTGGGAGTATTATATCCAGCTATATCACCGGTGGTGGTAGCCTCATCCATTTCCAATTCTTCGGATTGGATTTCATCTAATAAATCCTCAATTAACTTTTTTAAATTATTCATTTACTTTACTCTTCAATTCTTTGATTAGTTCGTAAGACATCATTAAAGATGAAACGTGATTATCTGAAACTGATTTTCCAATCTTAGTTTTGTTAAGAACTGAAATGGTTTCAGCCAATTTAATCTTAGTTACTTTATCACTAACTTTAGATTGGATTGATTTTAATTCTTTTACAATTTTAGGAATCTCATTTTCAACATAAGATTTAAATCCAGTTGTGTTTGTCAAATTGTTGATATATTCTCTCAACAATGATTTTTGAGATTCGTTTAGATTTGAGTATTTTTTGTTAAAGGTTTCTACCAATACTTTGTAAGTAAGTAATCTCAAATCCTTATCTTGCTTTTTATACTCTTCAACAACTTTATCTTTCTTAGCTTCAGTAAGAGTAGCTGGTTTTGATGTGATGTTCTCAATGAGGGTAATTTTTGAGTTGAATACATCTTTTACATCATAGCTATCATACTTCTTAGATTCAAAAATCTTATAGATTGATGCCAATACCTTATAGTTGGTAATTGGAGAAGAAAGGAACTCATCCATATTGAATGATTCGTTAATCTTTTTGATAAGATTATATTTCTCTCTTTGTAGTTGTTTTTGGTCAATACGATTGTGAGCTTCATTGACAGTATCAATAAACTTTTCAGCTCTTGATTCTGAATTGTACTTTTCTTTTGTAAGTAATTCGTACAATCGTAACTCCTTATTTAACTCAGTTTTAGGACTAAAAAATTCTGCTACAATTTTTTTAGCCTTTTCGGTAGTATCACCATTCAATACTTCTAAGGTGATTTGTCTCACCAAAAGTTCGAATAGAATACCAGTATTTTTAAATTTTGAATGTTTTACCCTCTTCATTATGTTTTTATCCTATAATAATATATCAATATACGATACAATACATCGTATATAAATATAACTTAATTTTGATTTCCTAAATTTTTATTCATCTATCAAATTCGAATCATCTAAAAAGTCTCCGTTTTCACTCATCAACTTCCTTTTTGCCGAAACTCCGTTTACATATTCTTTAGCGAATTTATTAGCTTTTTTAGTAACCGAAGATTCATTTTTAGATAACGCTTTTTGATTTTCTTTTGCTCCTAAAGGGTCTCTTCCATAAGGATGTTTATCCTTACCATAAGTATTCCCTTCTCTTGGTCTTCCACCTTTATCTTTTAATGATGATTTTAATTCTTCTAATTCATCTTCAACATCAGTTGGTTCTGATTGAAGTGCTGGGTCATTACCCTCATCCTCAATCATACGGTAACGATATCTATCTTTAATATCATTGATAAGGTTAGTTTTCTGATGGTCAATTTCATCATCACTAAAGTTGAAGATATTTTTATATGCCCATTCTTTGGATACCATATTCAACTGAGTAATATCAGAAACCAATCTAACTTTCTCACTCCATAGGTTTACTTTCTCTTGCTCATAAATTGTAGATGGATTAACTAAGTTTAATTCAAAATCTACCATCTCTGTTCCTTCAATACCTTGAGCTGCTAAGTGAGTCACTGCCAACTTAGTTAATTCTGAAATAAGAGTTCTTTGGATTCTTTCAATTGTTCTTGCAAATCTAACATCTTCTGCAGCAAGAGTTGCTTTACCATTTACATTCTCATCGTATCCCAAATATGCTTTTGGAATCTTTAGAGCCGCAAACATTTTGTTCTTTAGGTAATCAATATCATCAATTGCAGTGTATTCTAAACCACCTAATGAATCTATTTCAGTTCCACTATCACCACCCCTAACAGGTAAGAAGAAATCTTCAGTTAGGTTTTGAATATTATACTTTAAGTTGTAATCACCAGTTTGTTTGTCCACAAATGGAGTTTTCTTCATTTTAGAAATAATCTTCTGCATGTAGTTATCAACTTCTTGTGGTGGAATATTACCAATATCAATTTTGAATACTCTCTTATCAGGTGCTCTCATAATTCTATGAATCAACATCGCATCCTCCATAAGAGAAACTTGTTTCCAAATTCTTCTACCATTTTCAATCATTGCCTTACCATAAGGTAAGAAGTTGGTATCTGATAATAATCTAAAATGTACTACTTCAAAGTTTTCATATTCACCTTTACCATTTGGGTCGTGATTAACTTTGAATTTTACATAGTTAGGGTTATTTGGGTCAGTATTTTCTAATCTTTCAGTTTCATAAACCGGAAGTGGTTTTACATTGATGATACCAGCACCAGGTTGAATTTCTTGTAATAAGAAGAAATCACCATACTTAACCATATTACGAGTCCAAGACCAAAGATTGAACTCAATATTGAGAACATCATAGAATAAGTTCTCTAAAATTTCTTTTACTCTTTCGTTTTTTGTTTTGATTTGTACAACTTCTCCGAATTCGTTTTTGAGTGTACATTCATCTGCGTAGATATCCAATGCCGATGAGATAATTGGGTCATTATCCATAGCATCATAATCTCTGAACAATTCTCTTCTGACTTGATGGTATGCCATTGATTGAGCTGCCATCTGGTCTCCATAAAAAGACCTTTGTAGTTTGGTGTACCTATCCCTTAAATTCATTAAGTTAGTACCACCTTGCTGTCTATCATCTACATCAACAACTTTTCTTTTCCCATCCTTGTCAACCTTTACGATTGCTTGAGTGGAAAAGAGTTTCGTTAATCTATCGAAAAATGTACTATTTTGTTGTTCTGCCATTTTGTTTTTCTATTTTGTAACCTTTATTAATTTACCAAGCTTTACAACTCCAATATCTCGCTCCAGTTCTTGGACCGGGACTATCGCAATTGTGTCTTGCTCTAAAAGATGCTCTTCGTTCTGGATTATCTTTCTTAATCCTCATAGTTTCTTCACCAGCTTTTTTAGCCGATGTTCCACCATGTCCAAAGTTTACTTTTACAACATTACCTTTTGGATTTTTTACATAGACCTTAAACTTCTTCACATCGCCCCTCATAGGTTTGTTAAGTTTAACTTCTCTACCTTGATATTCAGCCTCATTTACATCAGGCTTATATTCTTTTATGAATTCTAAAAATTCTTTCAAATCATCATAATTTTCAACATCATATTCGAAGATATTCTCCTCAAACATATTGATGAATTCATTGTAAAGTTCCTTAGAATAATTTTCCATATCAAATACCTATAATTAACTTATACTATATAAATATTAGTTTTTTAAATTACAACCATTTAGTTAAATCCTCAATATCATCACCAATTTGCATCTTCCAAGGATTTTCATCAGAATCGTTACTAC